ACGGGCGGAAAGAAAGCCGTGGCAGCCCCCCGTGGTCGAGGCAAATCAACCATAGTCAAAGGAATGCTGATCTATGCGACGGCTGCTGAACTGGTTCGCTTCATTGTTCCGATCTGTGCCACAACAAATCTGGCTGGTCGAATTTACAGAGACTTTCGAAACGAATGGGGAAACAACGACCTGCTGTTCGAGGACTTTCCTGAAGTGTGTGCGCCCGTCCGACATTTGGAAGGTGCTCCACAACGAGCTGCAAGGCAGCACGTCAACGGGCATCTCACGCATATCAATTGGAGTTCGACTGATTTCCTGCGACTGCCCAGAGTTCCGGGGAACGCAAACGATTACCTGCGGTCACTAGGAGGCGAGTGGTCCCCCTTTGGTGGGGTCAAGATGGCCTTTGCCGGACTCGATGCCGCCTTCCGAGGAATGAACATCGACGATGACCGGCCCGACTGCCTCATCATCGACGACCCGGAAACACGCGAATCAGCTCGAAGCCTTCAGCAGATTGAGGACCGAATCGAGATCATTGAGAAGGACATCGAAGGACTCGAAGGCCAGGACAAGCCACTGGCAATGGTGATGGTCACAACGTTGCAGAACACGTACTGCGTTTCTGCTCAGTTCACAGATCCGGAGCAGAAGCCAGCATGGGAGGGCGAGCGGTACGGCTGGATTCAGTCTTGGCCGGTGCGGTCATCGTTCCGATATCCTGAAGAGATCATGCCTGCAGGCCTGGATAACCTGTGGGGTGAGTACATCGCCAGAAGACGGAAAGCACAGAAGGCAGGCGACCGGCACGGGATGGATGCGGTCGAGTTCTACCTGGCGAACCGGGCCGCGATGGATGACGGCGTGGTGATGCTCGCGGACAACTTCAAAGAGATCAAACTGAAGGACGGCCGGCAAGCGGTCCACTCCGCGATACAGGAAGCATTCAACAAGATCGCAGACACAAACCTTTCAGCGTTCAAAGCCGAATACCAAAACGATCCGGACAAGGAAGAACAGTCCGAGACATCGCAGCTGACTCCCGGCCGAGTTGCTGGCCAGTTGTCGGGCATTCAGCGTGGAGAAATTCCAGATGGTCGAGTGTTCTCATTCGTTGGTGTTGATATCGGAAAATACAAATCGCATTGGGTAAAGATCTCAGCGACTCGTGATCTCGTGATGTGGATCACGGATTACGGAGTTATCGAAACGCACGGGCTCACGAAGTTCTCCAGCGAACAGGCGATTGAGGTGGCCATCCTTCAAAGCCTGCTGCAGTTCGCCGACACAGAACCATTTCACGACGCTCAGCCGTTGCTTTGCCTGATTGACTCGGGTGATTGGTCGGAATCAATCTATGAAGCCTGCCAACAGTTGGGGCGTCCGTTTTATCCGTCCAAGGGATGGAGCAAAGAGCGATTCCATCAAAAGAAGGAATCGAAGGAGTACACGCCATTCCTCGAAGCGTACGCGCATCACACCCACGACAGCAAACGCAGAGAGATGGCACTTTACAACGTCAACACGGAGTTCTGGAAGAAGTGGGGGCAGGAGCGATTCATGGTCGATGCCTTCCTAGACCAGACGCGACTGGCTGGCAGCGTTGCCCTGTTCGATCCCCCGCAAAATGACATGAAGTTCCATCTGCAGTTTGCCCGCCACATGGTGAGCGAGTCGGAAGAACTCGTGCCAGTTGACGGCAAGATCAACAAGCGGCAATGGATTGTGCACGACAAGAACAACAACCACTGGCTTGACGCTTACGCTCTAGCATGTGCGGCGGCCGGATGCGCTGGGCTTCGACTTACGAGCCCTGAGCCGCCACCGCCGAAGCCAGTTGAGAAATCAGAACCTAGACACCGGCTCGTGAATCCTCACGGGCAGCCTTTCCTTGTTACGGAGCGATAGATGCACATCGGCGATGTGAAATTAGATAGCGTGCACGAATTCGCAGCAAAACAATTGCAGGTGATGTTTACAAAATACAATGACCCGACATGCGGCGTTGTCGTACGTGCGACGTGCGTAATTGATGAAGTGCCGTATGCGTTTGAAGAGCCAGTTGAAAAAGAATTCGCCGAAGAGGTCGGATTGAGACTTTCGATGCACAGATGCCTTCGGGCTATACTTGACGACGTCCGAACAAAAGAAAGAGGTTGATAGATGGCAAAAGGACAACTCCCGCGAATTGACGGCACAGAACCAATTCAGGAACTGCGGCCAACTCCGCAACCAGTCGAATTGAAACCCGAACCAGAGGACAACTACGTGCATTCAATGGCTCACGTTCGCCGCCTTGATGTTCTGCTTCCACCGAAACACCGCAAGATTATGAGCGACAAGATTCGGAAGCTTCAGGACTCCGGTGCACGGCTGGAGGATGGCACGGAGGTGACGGACAAGACAAAGGCGGTTCTCTGGATTCTGGAAAATGAGGTGACGGTGTGAGTGCAAAAACGCTGACATATTTCATTAAATCAACAAGCAGCAGCAACATAAAAATAGGTCATACAGACGATTTGGAGCAGCGATTAAAAGCACTGCAATCTGCGTCCGGATGCCAGCTAATCCGATTTCCGGAAGTTGACCACCCGGTAAACATTTCCTGCTACCGTCCGCCGCATGACACTCGCGGACATCGAAGCTGATTTGCTCGAATACGCAGACTTCGAAGAAGTCGCAAGCGTTTCGCGTGCGCGTTCATTCGCGACGGCAGCAAATCGGTGGTTGATTCTCCGGGCAGAGTCTGCGAGTAACCAAAGCAGTTCTTTGTCAATCGGAAAGAATTATGTCGAGAACATGCTGAAGCGTGCTCGCGACTACGTTGCCGCAAATGCTGACACAGGCAGCGGCGGTTCCGGTGGTGTTCGGTTTCTTGGCGTCGGAGTAAACTTCCGATGAGCAAGCAACCTCGTAACCTTCAATCTGAATTCGCAGATGCTCGAGCCGACTACGACGCCAGCCGTCAATCACGGTTCATCCGTCGACGCACTGGTGTTGCCCCAATGGGCAGCGGGCCGGACTATCACTTCCGAACGGAGCAATCCTATTACGATTTGATTGAGCAAGCCCGCGACATGGACCGCAACGATTCGCTTGTTGGAATCCTTGCAGATCGCCGCGTTGACAACATCGTGCAGAGCGGTTTCACGCTTGATCCGAAGACCGGAGACAAGGGGGTTGACAGTGCCCTGTGGAACTGGTGGGAAGATTTCAGCACAGATCCAGACCAGTGTGATATTGCCGGGGAGCTTACCTGGAAGGAAATCGAGCGGCAGTGCTGTCGCAGCGAATCGATTGATGGTGATATTTCCGTCACTGGAACTGAGGAGGGTTCGTTCCAAGTCTTAGAGGCGCATCTGAATCGCACCAAATCAAAGGTCGACGATACGTTTCTGGGAGTGACTACCGACCGCTACGGGAAAAAGACTCAATTTCACTTCGCTGAGGAGACTGGGGCATTCGGCCAATTTACCGAATCCACTCCCGTTGATGTCAGAAACGAAGACGGAATCCGCCAGGTCTTTCACGTCTACAACCCAAAGCGGGTTAAAGCATCACGAGGCGTCACGCAACTGGCTCCAGTGTTTTCAATCTCCGGGATGCTCGAGGACATCAACTTTGCAAAGCTTGTGCAGCAGCAGGTTGTGAGCTGCTTTGCCATCCTCCGGAAGATGGCAGCGGGCGGAAATCGACTCCCAACGGCGGACAGTGCCTATGGTGATCGGACTACAGAAACAACACCCGCAGGAACTCGCCAGATTGAAGGCGTTTCCCCAGGCATGGAAGTCATCGGGCAGCCCGGCGAAGAGTTGATGGGTTTCAGCCCAAACGTCCCAAACTCGGAATACTTTCAGCAGGTCAAACTGATTCTGCAAATCATTGGCGTCAATTTCGGTTTGCCTCTTTGCCTTGTGCTGATGGATGGCAGCGAGACGAACTTTAGCGGATGGCGTGGGGCAGTAGATGAGGCTCGAAAAGGTTTTGTTGCAGATCAGGTCAATCTGGTTCGCCGCCTGAATCGCCCGGCCTACATCTGGAAGCTTTCGCAGTATCTGCAGACGACTAAAGACGCGGCACTGAAGAAGGCTGCGAACAAGCTCGGCGATGCGATCTATCGACACAACTGGAACCTGCCGACGTGGTCATACATCGAGCCGGTTGCAGATGCTGACGGTGATACAAAGCAACTCCAGAGTGCCTTAACGAGCCCGCGAAGACTACACGCGGCGCGGGGCAAAGACTGGGAAACGATCTCCGAAGAAATCATTGCCGACAACAGCTATGCGATCATCGCTGCTCAGAAGCAGGCAGACAAAATCAATCAGGCGTTTCCTGGTGGTCCTCAGTTGACGTGGAGAGATCTGATTCCATTGCCAATGCCAGCGGGAACAACAATGGCAATGCAGGATCCGGCGGCAATTGCAGTGCAGGATAAAGCAGTCGACGCGAAGCCAGAACCGGCACCACCAGCGGCCACTGCAAAACGAAAGCCACGGCAGAAGAAAGGCACCACAAATGCCACCTAAAGCAATCAGAATCGATGGTGTGATCGGAACCGGAAAAGACGAGATCTCAGCCGCAATGGTTCGTGATCAGTTGCCGGAAAACGGAACGGATCCAATCGCAGTGAAGATGCACAGTGAAGGTGGATCGGTATTCGAAGGCTTTGCGATACACGATGCGTTCGCCGCGTACCAAGGGCCGAAGTCACTCTCGATTGAGTCATCTGCATTCTCAATTGCCAGCTTTATTGCGATGGCTTTTGATGATGTTGAGATCAGCAGCAATGGATACATGATGTTGCACAATCCATATGCGGCAGCCGAAGGTGACGACGAAGAATTCGCGAAGCAGTCTCAGATGCTGGGACAGCTTAAAACCTCAATGGTGTCCGCCTATGCGAAACGAAGCGGAAAGTCTGAAGACGAAATAAAGGCCATCCTGAAGGCTGAAACATATCTGAACGCAGAGCAGTCTGTCGCGATGGGATTTGCCAAGCGAATTTCCGGTCAGCCAGTCATGGGCCGCGCGTTCGCAAAAATCAAGAACATGCCGCACGGAGTTGTTGCTGCCCTATTCGGGGCAGGCTCGGACGGCGAACACCGCGAAACGACAGAAGGAAAGCCAATGTCAACATCGCAACCAGTCGCCGCCACTCTGCAAGAGATCAAAGCGGCATTCCCGAAGGCGAAAGCTGATTTCGTCGTCAAGTGTCTCGAGCGATCGTTGCCAATGGCATCAGTCGCACAAGCAGCCGTCGAAGAAATGATGGCGGAAAATGATCAGCTGAAGACTCAGTGTAAAGCGATGGAAGATGAGCTTGCCAAGTACAAGGCAGACATTTCCATCGACACTGACTCAGAGGACGAAGAGGACGACTCGGAAAAGCCAGCTCCAGACGCAAAGGCCGAAGCGGACGAAGACTCGGCTGACTGTAAGGCAAAGGTCAGAGGAGCACGGCCAGTTGCTAAGGCTCGCACAGCAGGACCATCGGCAATCGTTCGCTGGAACAAGGCGGTCGAGGAAGCACTTCCTAAGTGCAACGGAAACAAGATGAAAGCGGTAGCACTTGCCAACCGCACAAATCCGGGACTCCGCGAAGCGTTTATCAAAGAAACAAACGCCCGCTAATCGTTCCAGCGTCTCAAACAATTCAATCCTTCCGTAAGGAATCAATATCATGAGTCAGTATTTTGAATCAGCCTGTGTTCCAGACACAGCAGCAGGGGCGGTTGCTCAGTTCCTGCGAGTCAAGACCGCCGGAGCTATCGCCACCGCTGGTGCACTCGATCAGTCGCTGGGCACGATGGAACTGCCATGCACAGCAGCAGGCCCGTGTACTGTTCGCCTGAAGACGGCGGAAGGTACTCGCAAGATGGTGGCTGCTGCTGCCATCAGCAAAAACGTATACGTTTACGGGGCGGCCGGCGGAAAGATTTCAAGCGTTGCGAACGGCAACATTGAAGGTATTGCCAAGGAAACAGCCACGGCAGACGGAGATGTGATTGAAGTTCAGTCGGTCAACCAGGTCAACCTGAACGAAATCACCTTGGCATCGGCTTCAGGAGCGATCACGCTCGCTCCTGGAACTGTGGTCATTACGAAGACTGGTTCACTCGCGGCAATGACACTGGCTGCTCCAACGGCAGCCCAGAACGGCATGATTCTGCGAGTGACATCAGCAACCGCATTTGCACACACAATCACAGCCACCGGCCTGATTGATGACGGTGTGACTGGTGGAAGCAAAACGACTGTCACCTTTGCGGCGTTTGCTGGGGCAAGCTGCGAACTGATGGCATATGAAGGAAAGTGGCACACGCTGAGCCTCAAGGCGACCACTGTTTCTTAATCGAAGCCCGATGCGTTGCCGGGTGGAGGTGGCCACCAAAGCCCGGCGACTTTTTCTAAGTTCATTCAATCGCGTTGCATCGGGAAGAAAGAAATGCAATGCCATCTCCAACCAGCAGTCTTGCCACACTTCGGCCAGACTTGGCGACGTTCCTCGAATTTGACCTTGAGTCAGAAAAGAACGGTTACGTAGCAACACAGGTGTTTCCGGTGATCGACGTTCAGTCGCAGGCTGGAAACTTTGGAAAGATTCCGCTGGAGCAGTTGCTTCAGCAGCGAGACACGAAGCGTGCGCCAGGAAGTGGCTATGCTCGTGGAAACTGGACGTTCGACAAGGCGGTTTATGCGACCGAAGAACACGGTGCGGAAGAAGCGGTCGATGATCGTGAAGCAAAGATGTACTCAGAGTATTTCGTTGCTGAGCAGATCAGTACATTACGAGCATTCTCTTCCGTTCTGCGAAATGCTGAACAGCGTGTTGCTGATGCCGTTTTCAACACGACAACGTGGACAGGCAGCAGCTTGACCACAGCGGTTGCTACACCTTGGAGCACTTTGGCTTCAGCCGTTCCGATTACCAACGTCGAAGCAGCTGTGCAGAAGGTTTACGACAACAGCGGTCTGTGGGCCAATGCCCTGATCATCAACCGCAAGGTGTTCCGGAACCTTCGCAACTGCTCATCCATCATCGACCGCATCAACGCGAGCGGTGCTGGGAGTCCGTCAAAAGCCAGCGACGTCACTGTCGAAATGCTCAAGGCGGTGTTCGACCTTGACTATGTCATCGTTGCTGGCACGAGCAAAAACGGTGCAAAGGAAGGCCAGACGGCTTCACCATCTCAGATTTGGTCAAGCTCTTACGCGATGGTGTGCAAGATCGCAACCAGCCCGGACATGCGTGAACCGTGTATCGGCAGAACGTTCCACTGGTCGCAGGACGGCTCAAGCATCGGCGGAACAGTTGAAACATACCGCGAAGAAAAGAGCCGAAGCGACATCATCCGAGTTCGTCACGATGTGGACGAAGTGACCTTGTACGCAGAAGCCGGGCACCTGCTCAGCAACATCACATAAGGCGTCAAATGGGAACCGTGTTTGACTCACACTTTGCATCGTCGGGGTTTCCGCAGTTGCTAGACAACTTCGGAGAGTCAATCACGTACCTCCCAACAGCAGGCGGGCGGCGTCCGATCCAAGCCATCGTCGAACGAAACCCGCCTGCTATTTTTGATGCGTCAGGAAATGCCGTTCTGCCAACCGCGACGATTCGCGTTAACAATTCGTGCCGCTCCGGAATCAGTTCCAGAGAGGTCGACATTGGGACGGATCAAATCGAAATGGTTGGCAAGATCGGCGAAACCATACCGAAGACGTTCAGCCTGATGACGATGACCTCACAAGACTCAGGCGTGACTGTACTGGCACTGATATGACCGAACCTGTCGTAGAGCAAATCATGTCGAACGTCCGCACGAGAATGGCGGCGGCGTTCGATGATGTTTACCGCTCAACACGGATCGGAACATGGCAGCCGAAGGATTTGGTGCTCAGTGTTCATCAAGGAACTCTCACGCCAAATCCGGAGTTGTCGTGTCCCGGTAATCCTCCAGCGCAGGCATACGACCTCGAAGCCATTGTGGCCGGAATCGTGAAGCCGTCAGACGCATCAACGGTTGCGGTCGACACGTTCAAGAATCGTCTCGGGGCTGACATCATCGCGGCGGCAACAAATGCGGCCCTATGGCATCAGTGGGGCAGTTTGGCGATTAACACGACAATTGGAACGGTTGAGGAGTACATCGAGGAAACGGGCGGGCTTCAGGGGGTAATGGTTCGCTTTCTAATCACGTTCCGAGTGGATGAGAACAACCCATACACGGTGCGGGCATGATTGGAATCGAAATAGACGTTCGGCAGTTGGGGCGACTGAGGAAGGCAGTGGCTAACGTCAACAAGAACATGGGAAGAGAAATCGCGGCAGCAATCAACGCAACCGCAAAGAAAACACGGCTTAACATCGGCCGAGACGTACGCGAAACGATCAATGTGAAAAAGGCAGACTCCGAGGCACCACTAAAGATTCAGGCAAAGGCGACGGCTCAAAGCCCAAAAACAACTGTTTCTATTCTTCGAACGAAGCGTCCCAATCTGAAAAAGTTCGGCGGAAGACAAGACAAAAAAGGCGTTTCGTACAAGATCGACAAAAAGGGCGGACGGAAACGAGTCAATGGCGCTTTTGTGTGGCAGGCGATCGACAGGGTTTTCATTCGGGCTGGGAAAGAACGGCTGCCAATCATTGAGCTGAAAGGCGTCTCAGTTTACGGGGCGTACGCAAAAAACAACTTCACGCAACGTGAGATCAAGCGGATAAACGCAGAGTTGTCGAAGCAAATGGAACGACGAATCAACCTCAACATTCTCCGGGCGAATGGCCTGGTCAAAACATAGGAACACACAATGCCATTGCTACGACGAAAATCAGTCTTCGCTGCCAAAGTTGAAGCGACTATTGGAACCGCCGAATCGTTGACGGGTGCGGAAGGCGTTTTCAACGCTGAAGACTTCAACATCCAGCCGAACATCGCCATGACGCGGCGGGAGGGTCAGGGCGGGTTCAATTACCTTGAATCGATGCCAGAGGGGATGACCGGAACCTGCACAGTGAAAATGGGCCTGAGTTACAACGGAACAGACATTCCCAGTTGGGCTAGCGTACTGTTGCCGGCGTGCGGCTGGGTTGATTCGACGGGAACATTTTCGCCGAAGACCGAAGCCCCAGGCAGCAACGTCAAGACGATCACGATTGGCCATTACAAAGACGGCAAGCGTATTCTTTTGTCAGGCGCGATGGGTACGGCAAAGTTTGTTCTGCCGACCGGGAAAACGGCATACGTTGAGTTCACGTTTACCGGCAAATACTCCAGCAATGAAACCGACACGGCACTGATCACGCCGACGTACCCAACAGTTCTGCCGATGCGGTTTGCGGCCGGGGCGTTGACATGGAACTCGGTGGACTTGTGCACATCGAACGTGGAGATTGATCTTGGCAACTCCGTCATCATGCGGGAGTGCGTCAACGCTACTGATCGGTCCGGGTACGTTTCTGCACTGATCACAAACCGCGCACCAGTCATCACTGCGGATCCGGAATCAGTTCTGGTTGCAACGCAGGATCGAGACGCCCATTGGCTGAGTAGTCTGCCGTATTCGCTCGTTGCTCGCGTCGGTGCGTCTGGGTCAGCCATCACATTCACTGCCAGTAAAGCCCAATTGGAAAACAAGCAGCAGGGTAATCGAAACGACATGCTCACAGACGACCTGACTTGGCTAGCAACAGCTGGCAGCAGCGTCGATACAGAACTCACCATTGCTTTTGATTGAAAGCGGTTATGCCTCGTAGTCTCGATCCGAATTCACGTTTAACAATGGTTCTCGAGTGCGACGTCGACAAGACGCCACAGCCGAAGATTTTCGCCAAAGCTCCGACACTCAACCAGCAGCGAAAGTTGATTGGGCTTATGGGATCCCTCGAAGGCGGAGATCTTCCAGCCAAGTTTGATGCCATCATTGACGCGGCGTCTGTTTGTCTCACGGGATGGGAAAACATCGATATCCCATTCAGTAAGGAAACGATTGGCGACGTGTTGACATTGGAAGAACTGCTTGAGGTCTTCACGTTCCTGATTTCGGCCACAGTGCCAACGGTTGACGATAAAAAAAAATCAGAGTCGCAGCCCTCCTGAGATGCGGAGAGCTGTGCAAGTCGTGCGTCGGGAAGTGTCAAAACATTGTTTCGGAACAATTCCCGGCAGAGATGCAATGTCCGGAATGTGGCGGGGAAGGATGCCAGCACTGTGACGAAGGCTGGTACATGATCAAGGAATGCCCGTCAAAGTACATCGGGCAGGAATTAATCTCAGACATTCAAATAGTCTCAGCGAGTGACCAGCACTTGCCAGTTGCAGGCGGATTGCTCGATCAGTCGGCATGGTGGTTTGAACTCAGGCAACTTCTCAGAAGCGAAGAACATCGAATCACTGAAGAACAGATGGAACGGCGGAAGTAATGGCGAACGGCATTGACTTTGTAATCGGCGGAAAGGACAAGGCATCGCCCGCGTTCACGTCGACCGAAAAAGGCCTGGCAAGGCTAGAGGCCGGAACAAAGTCGCTGCAGACCGCCACGCAATCACTCATGGCGTCGATGGCTCCTCTGCTTGCAGTGTTGGCGGCCGTCAAGACCGTCATGGCGGCGGTTGGGGGCGTTAAAGCGGCTAACGAAGCCTATGACCGGCAGACAGAAGCCGTCAAGAAACTGAACGCTGCACTCGCAATTCGAGGGCAACAGGCGGCGTCGGCCGGAATGCAGCAGGCTGCCAAGGATTTGGAGAAGCTCACTGGTGTTTCCGATCAGGCCACACTGGCACTGATGCAAACCGCTCAGTCGTTGGGATTCGCCACAGATAAGCTAGACGACGCGGCAAAGGCGGCAACTGGCCTTTCGGCGGCGACAGGCAAAACAGCGGAAGAATCTCTGGGCGATATGAAAGCTGCACTGGAGGGAAATTTTGAAGCCTTCCACGGATTAAATCCGCAGATCATGTTCATGCGGTCGAATCAAGAAAAGCTAGCGGCGGTCATGGCCATTGCCAATCAGGGACTGCAGCAGCAATCGCAAGATATGGGAACCGTAGCAGGTTCTGGCCGTCGTGCGGACTCCGCGATGGGTTCACTCATCGAATCGATCGGCAAAATAATTGCCCCGATTCGCGTGCTGATCAATGCTGGCATTTCGCAGCTGGCCACCGCGTTGGATTCGCTGCTTGTTCCGATCGTCAATTACGCCACGAGCGTCTTGGAAAACATTGGCCCGGTGATGGAGTGGGTGCGAGACAAGATCACACAGGCCATCAATGTAATCATCGGTGCGTTTGCGTTCTTCGAAGTCATCCTGACAAACCTTGGCAGTGTTTGGGAGATCGTAAAGTCCACAGCAGAGTTGGCCATGATTTACGTC